CCTCCCTTCGCATCCGAGACATAGACGCCTCGATGCTCTGCTGCTCCTCCGGTGTAATTCCCCAAGCCTCGAAATACGACAACCTAGTCGCTAGACTGGGGGCGGGGCTGTCAAGCCGCCCGTACTCGCGCGTCTTCATCCCGGGGTGAAATTCGTACGACCAGGGCCTACCTTCCCCCAGCTCATACAGGCGCTGCCCCAGGGTGCTGCCTATTGGCACGCCCCAGTTCACAGCAACCTCCCCTAAGCCCAATCCCTTGAGGTACCGACCCTCAAGGCGGTGCCCCATTGTCCGCGTTGTCCACAGTGGCCTCACCAGGACCCTGGAGGGGTCCCGACTCAGCACCCAGTGTCCATCAACGTTAACGGGGCGGCACTGACAGAAGTCGACTTGAGAGAACTCAGAGGTCGCCTCATACTTCATCTCCATACCGAATTGCAGAAAGAATTCACGAACGGGCACCAACTTGGGCACGTCACTGCGGCTCATCACCACCACAGAGTCGTCCCCGTCCACGTAGGTTGCCCCCGGAACACCGCAGGCGTCCAGATAGCACTCCAACATTGAGGCCATTAGCACCGAGTTACCCAACCCTGTGTTCATGTCCCCAGACATTCGAGTGCCGACCGTCGTGTACGTGGTCCCATTCTTCGTTCGCCCTTTGTTGGTCATCTGCAACTTAAGCAACCACTTTAGCATTCCCCTGGCCGATTTCTTTGTGATCTTCTCATAAACCCTGTGCTCGACGCGCAACAGCTCCGCAGCCACGTGAGCGTCGAAGTTGCTTGCATCAAGCAAGAGGAAGTAGGGATCAGAAAACTCAGATGCTTTGGCCCAAAGGTCAGCACCGCGCTGCGCAGGGTTTCTGCCCTTTGCGATGAGCCTGTGTCCGAAGCGATCGCTCGCTCCATACACACGCCCCTCGATAATCTGCAGATACCTCGCCAGCTCCAAGCAGTACCTCTTGTCACGGTATTGGATGCACCTAGGTGCCTTGGACTTCGCTACCTCCAACGAGTACTTGTCGTCCTTGAGAAACATCTTCACCATGGCATCTTTGGCGCAAACGGGCCTCTCTTTTAGCGTTCTT